AAACGCAGCCCAAAAAGCACGCGACACACGTGCTTTCCCCACACAAGTAAGTGGGATTGGCGAATTCGCCTCTCCCTATCCACCCGCCGTCATCACCCCATCCAACTGCCCGTGTTAGATCTTCATGTGAGCGAACTCCAAGATCCCGACAACGCCCACGTGGTCGCGCTGGCTGACCTTGTCCCCGTCAAAGTTCGCGTAGACGAACTTGGACTCGGGGTCAACAAGATAGCTCTTTCCCTTGAACTCCACCTCCAGGAACTCCGTCGGCACCGGCGCCAGCGGGGGCGGGCTCGGCGTCAGGAAGACCCGGATGTGGTCGTCCAGCGACTTGCCACTCCACTCCTCCGCGGACATCCCGTTCGCGAAGGCGAGGAACTCCTTGTCCCGCATCTCCACCTTGAGCTCCTCGGCGATCGCCTTGAGGTGCTTCTTGTGGGTCGGCGTCAGCTTCTCCAGGTTCACCGGCCCCTCGGTCTTCACCGCCTTGGGCTTCGGGCCGGGCTTCTTCTTCTCCACCGGCGCGACCACCGGCGGGGCACCCGCGCCAGCGTTCGAGGCCGGAACCGGCGCCGGCACCGGCTCGGCCTCCTTCTTCTTGGCGGCCGTCTTGGCCTTCTTGGGCTTCGGCTCGACCGACAGCTCCGCAACCGCCGCGGTGAGCGCAACAACGACGTCCTCCTCCTCCTTGTCCTTCTTCGTCCGCTTCGCCTTCTTGGGCGCAGCCGGAACCTCCTCAGTCCTCGCCTTCGTGGGCGTTCCCAGGGGCTCCGAGATCGGGGCGTGCACGGCACCCGAGCTCAGTCCCAGCTCCTTCAGGAGCGCCTCCGTGAATGCGTCGCGCGCCTCGTCCGCAGACGGGCCGTTCTCGCGGTCCATCGCGGGGTCGGTCGCAGCGACCTTGATGATTGCGGCAGTGATGAGTGCAGCGAGAGTGGCCATTGTGACTGTGTGTGACGCGGGGTACTGTCCCTCTTTCCTCGGAGGAAACCGATCCGTTTTTGTCACCCAAAAAACGGATGGGTGAGATCCTAGGGAAGGACCTGTACACAAAATGGTTGACGATATGCGGTCCTACGGTCTTGCCTCTCAGGTCCTCGACGAGCTGAAGTCTGCATGGGGAGCCCGCGTGAAGGTGCTCACCCGCGAGCGCTATGACCCCTATGGAGATCTCCTCTACGGCCACCTGCTGGAGATCCTTGTTCCGAAGAAGGAGGTGCTCTTCAATGGACTCCTGACGAGGATGGCCACAGCCACGACCGCGAGGGACCTGGAGGTTCCCCTCTGGCGCTACACGGCCGCATACTCCAAGGTCCCGGGAGAGCCCGTCCATGAGACGCGGATTGGGACGTCCTGTGTGGAAGTCGTCGCTCTGCCCGCAGAGCCCATCTACAAGATCCTTCAGCACACGGATGTCCTCGCGCATCTCGCGTCGAGCTTCGGGGCAGACTTCCACGTCTACGACCGCCATGTGGAGATCCTCAGCGAGACGGATGAGCGTTGCCAGACCACGCGGGAACTGGTCCTCGCCTTCTATCCTCGCGGTCTCCCTCCCTACCTCCTGGGCAAGGTTGTCGACGCGTACAACCGTCACTTCAACCGTGCACCGTACTCTCCCTCGTGGTCGGAGGTCGTGGAGCTCCACGATCCTACGGCAACGCCAGCGCAGACTCCCATGAGTTCACCCCCGCGCCTGTCCCGCACGTGCTACTGTGAGCACTCTGACGAGGACTCGGACGTCTAGGTGACAAAAACGGATCCATTCCCTCCGAGGAAAGAGGGACAGTACCCCCAACTCTCACAGTCTCTTTCAAGCACACACTCAGCCTTGACAATGGACACCACTCTCGCTCACTGCAACATGCCGTGGGGCGACATGCTGTATGAGGAGCAGCAGAACAGGAAGACGGCGATCCTCCGCATGGCCGAGCCCGAGTGGCTCGCGTGCGTCAACGCCTACTTCACCACCCTCAAGGGTAACGGATCCGCCCTCATCTCCGCCCTCGCATGGGCGAACGAGATGTCTGGGCGCCGTGCGGAGTTCCAGTCGCCCAAGCCGGCGACCCTGGGACAGCCGATGCCCGACGAGGAGCGCAACTGGCGCGTCTGGAAGGATATGGTGGAGGAGCCCGAGAAGTACGGCTCTGACATCGGTGAGTGGACCGCCCTCGACGAGGAGGTCCGCCGTGGCCCCAAGCGGTGGCGCGTCGCCGCCCACTGGTACGGCAAGGTCCGCGAGTTCGAGGAGTCCGAGTCCTCTCCCGCTGCGACCACCATCCAGGCCGTCTGGCGCGGACACGTCGCCCGCTCGCTCCTCGCGCACCGCTTTACCTGCGCCCGGTGCCTCTCCCACGGCGTCTGCGTCCACCCGTGGACCGAGCCCGACAGCTACATCTGCTCCTCGTGCAACGACGAGTGGATCACGCTGCTCAAGGTCCTCGGCAACGAGCTCGAGCAGGAGGACGACTACCAGGAGTGGCTGGAGGACTATGAGGCCCGCGTGGAGGAGGACCGGGAGCAGGGCCTGGAGGAGGAGGTCTGCGCCGATTGCGGCGAGGACATCCTGATGTATGCGGCGAAGGTCGGAGGGGAGTGGTTCTGCGCCGAGTGCATCCACGACTGGGAGGCCTGCGACCGCTGCACGCGCCCAATCCCCCTCGGCACCCGTTGCGACAACCACTGCCGGGAATGCGGAGACGACCTGACGGGACTGGGACCAACAAACGGCTTCTGCTCGACGGACTGCCACTACGACAACTGGAAGACGACCTAAACACAAAACCTATAAAGAGCGGGGTGGAATGAGAGCGTCCCTCAGGGGTGGGAGACGTTTTCTCATGCCCGCTTCGTCTTGACGTAGTACGCGTTGAGGCCGGCGACCTCAAAGAGAAGGTGGAAGGCAGCGCCCGCCACGAAGAGGGTCACCCATTTTCCGTACGACCCCAGAACCTTCTCAGCCACCCAATAGATCGGAAGAAGAACAAGACCCACGATGATCGCTTCAATCAGAACGTTCATGAAAACGGATTGTGCTCTCGCGAGAAACAAAACAGACTCACAATGAGGACCCTTCAGACAGCTCTTACAGAGACACTCGCGCACTTCCCAGCCTCCCTCCATGCCCAGATTCTTCCTGACCCCGATCTCGAGACGCGGTGGCGCATTGAGATCGACGATCCAGAGGTTCCAAACTCCCTTCTTGAAGTCGAGGTCCTTGAGTTAGAGGGAGATGCTGTGGGCTGTGTCCTCTATCGCAGGCACATCCCTGTGTGGATGATGAATCGCTTCATGAACCTCCTCATGCAACGACTCGATAGCTCCCCGCATCCTCCTGGTGGAGAGCCTACAACTTAGTGACCTTGTCTGCGACGACTTTGACGAGGACGACCTTCTCTCCGACCTTTATAGAACATCCATGGACTTCTGGCGTACGACACGCTGTACAGAAGACACCACCACATCCACACTTGAACTCTAGGTGGCTTTTCTTCTTACAGTGTCCGCACTTCATTCGGTGCTGTCGTCTTTGTCTGGACAACAAGGTCGGTTTTTAGACATGGACACGGCGTGGGAGCACACGGCGCAACACAGATGTCCTGCTTGGTCGAGGCAGGGCACGCGAGATGACGAAGACTGGCTTCGCGATAGATACAGCCTGACTCACACAGGCTCTTGATGGAGGGACCCAGAGAACAGACCTTGCGAAGCATTGCTGTTTCCTGACGCTGAAGTGAAAATCTGTTCTGAAGACAATGCGGTATACCACGGTCGTCGATCCGGGGGTTGACTATGATCCTCGTCAGTTCGCGAACGAGATCGCAGTGTATCTGGCGGATCCCGATGGATGGCTCTCGCGCGGTGTCACGTTCACGCAGGTTCCTCGGGCCTCCATGGCGGATGTCGTGATCCATCTCACGCCCGTGTCCAAGATGCACTCGATTGGATGTGACTCCAGCCTGTCCTGCGCCGAATTCAATGGACGGAACATCCATCTGAATGCGATGCGGTGGGGAGGAGGAGCCAGTGCGAGCAAGCTCTCCCTCAAGGCCTATCGGCAGTACATGGTCACGCACGAGATGGGGCACATCCTCGGCTATGATCACACGCGGTGCCCTGGGAAGGGAGTTCCGGCTCCAGTGATGATTCAGCAGACCATGGGAATTGGTGCGTGCAAACCGAATACACGCGTCACGAAGTATGATAGTAAATGATGTACATCGTCTTCCCGCGAGGAGACCTGGGCTGGGATGACATCCGACTCTATACGAGCTTTTCCGCCGTTGAACGTCTCCTCCATGCCGGAACGTACGCCATTGCGTATGAGGGAGCCGATGAGCTTGTCCCTGTTTGGTTGTTTCAACTCGAGCATGGGACGATTCGGAGGTATCCTGTTAATCGGTGACCTTGAGGATCATCACACCCCCGGCAATCATCGCAATCGCAAGGAAGTCGTGGAGGTGAAGCATTTCCTTGAAGAGCAACGTTCCAACAACCGTGGTGGCCACGACCGAGAGACCTGACCAGAGCGCATTCGTCATGGCCATTCCGGTGGAACTGAAGGTCGATCGAAGGAGATACCCTACCATCGCGTAGAAGAGAACCCCGACCGCAAACCACGCGGTGCTGTCGGTGCTTCGTTTGAAGCACGACATCGCTATCGTCTCGAGCATCACGATCAGAAGGACGTACCAATAGACGCGCGGGATCTGCATTGTGTTAGGAGGCGTAAATATGCTCGCGGAGCAATCGGCTCATGATGGCGGGCTCTTCCATCCGGTCTCCTCTCAAGTCCTCGTGCTTGACGCGGTAATGAAACATCCCGGGCGGAATTTTGTCATGATGCGCGTCGTAATGCCGGAGACTGAAGAAATCGACGCGCGGGAGTGGTGTCGGGCGAAGTCCAGAGGCAAGCAGGGCCTTGGCCACGGCAACGTCGTCAAAGGCAGACACGGTGAACGCAATCTGTTGATTTGCCACCAGGGTTCGCGCGACGTCTGCGCTGAGGATGAATCCTGCCCCCGATGCAAACTCCAGACCTGTGTCTGGATTGACGCCAACCTGTCCGGCATAGACTCGCTCACGAGGAAGTGGGTCGAGATAGCGAAGGAGTTCCTTGAAGTCCCAGACACAGGAGAGGTTCGTCCGCACAACATAGTCGTAGTGCCGGCGCGAGAGGAAGTACTCTAGGGCTTCAATGGTTTTTCGAAGAATTGTTCCGTAGCGTTCGAGTCCGCGAAGCGTCAGGGTGTCTGACGTCAATGTGGGAACGAAAACACCGGGGCGCGACTCAAGGAACACGCAGTCGATGTCGGGGTGTGATTTCATGAAGGTCCGCCAGACTTCGCGATGATAGCGATAGACGGGGAAGGTGTCGCTGGAAATCACCAGCATCAGAATCTTCATTTACTCTTTAGTTGGAATATGCGAGGCCACCCATCCCGCTCATGATGCGGAGGATGTTGTAGTTGACGGCATAGAGGCGGAAGTTGTACGGGTACGCCTTGCTGGGGAAGCTGCCGACGTCCGTGGGATTTCCAGCGGTGACCTGCGGGCGGATGCTGTCGATCACGAGGGTCGCGTTGTCGATGCGGGAGAAGTTGCAGGTGCCAGACGGCTGGTGCTCCTCGGGGGCAATCGCGAAGGAGTACACGTTGATCGGGTTCACATCAGTCCGGGCCTGAACCACCGTCCCGTCGACACTTGCGCGATCATAGGCACCGCCGGTGTGGTGCTGGTAGGGCTGAACCTTCCAGAAATAATCACCATAGCGCTCCTCGAAGCGGTCCTGGCCGTTGATCTGGATACGGCACCGGTTGACAATGTCATCGTAGCTGAACGGCTGGGTGTACAGCTGGCGGGTGTAGTTGCCACTGGCGGGGGACGGGAGAGAGCAGTCCGTCTTGCGCGCATCCTGGAAGAGCCAGATGAGCTCCTTGACGGGGTGGTTGAGGGTGAGGTCGATACGCTCGGTGGCTGAGGTGATCTGCTGCTGGCCCTCGTACTGGAGCTGCTCGATGAGGTACTCGTGCGACTCCTGGGCAAAGCGACGGCGCTCCTCGACGTCGAGGTAGATGTAGTCAATGTAGAGCGCCATGTCCTTGGGCGCCGGGAGCGCATTCGCGGCCGCCTGCAGATTGGCTCCAGCGTTGGCCGGGATGCTGCCCCCCACGAGAGGGCCCTGCACCAGGTTGATGGCATCGTTGAGGGTGATGTTGAAGCGAACCTCGTGGTACTGGAGGGCGATCAGCGGGAGCGCCAGGCCGGGGTTCCGGTTGAACCAGAACTGGAAGGGGACATAGAGGACATCCGGGCGACCACGGCAGGCCGTTGCGTTCGTGTCCCCGCCCGAGTAGCGACCCCCGACCATGCTGTCGAGCTTCATCGCGGTGTCGAAGTCCGTGGTCAGGGTCTCCCAGAGGTAGAGCCACTCACCATACTGGCGGTCGATGATCTGGCCACCGATCTCCACCTCGACCTGCTGGACCATGAGGTAGCCCAGGCGACGCTTGGCGCCACCCGTCCAGGCAACCGTCGTCGACTCCGAGTCCGTCACGGGGAGAGTGATCTCGAGGTAGGTCTTCCAGATGAGGTCGGCGTTACGATTGACGACGGCCACGACACGCTGCCCCCAGGCGGGCGCACCGGTGAAGTTCACGCGGAAGGCCTCCATGGCGAAGTTGGTGTGGCGCTTGTAGAGAATCTTCCAAAACGTGATATGCGGATTGCCACTGAGGTAGGCGTCCTGCGCGCCGTATGCAACAAGCTGAAGGAGACCACCGCCCATTTGTTTATACCTTCAGAAGGAAAACTTCTACTTGAGAAGACTGCGCGTACAGACAATGTAAAAGAAGAGGGCGTTGAGGACGGCGATGAGAATGCTGGGGAGAACGGCGAGGGCCAGAAGAGGACCCTGCTTGGGGATCATGAGGTAGCGACCGAGGAGCACGGTCGAAAATGCAGTGATGATGAAGAACACCACGTAAAAGTACTGGCAGATGGTCTCACTCGAGATTCCCTTGGTCCAGTCGACTTCCTTGCTCTTGCTCTCCTTGGTATCAGACATTTGTCTACGAGAAGAGATAAGAATGGCCAAGTCCTTTGCTGAACTGCTTGGGGATCTCAATGCACACCCAAGAGATGTGGGGGTGATGGAAAACGTTATGGATGACCTCCTTACAGGAGACCGAGGCCTTCGCGATGAGACCCTCTACGACCTAGAGGAGTTCCTCCGACAGGTAAGAGAGGGTGCGCGCGACAAACCCAGGGCCGTCTCGGCAATCTACGACTACCTGGTTGAAGTCGTCTCCAATCGGGCGGCTCGGCCAGCTCCTGTCATTATCCCGCCCCCGCTGGGCAATGCGTTCGCCGAGTATGACCTTGAGGGAGGTCGTCGTCGTCGCAAGTCGCAGACGAAACGGTTCGGCTCCTGCGTCAAGGCGGTTCGCAAGACCGTCAAGGCGCGCAAGGGATCCACTGCAGAGGGCGCCGCTATCGCCATCTGTACCACCACGCTTCTCCACCCCCGTGGGCGCACGATCAAGCGCTATCGGAGGGGTCGCCTCCTGACGCAAAAACGTCTCCGGAATTCATAATGGATCCAAACTGGGGCGTGATTGGTCCCGATGACCCCGAGGAACCTGTTCGCCTTCCCCAACGGCAGAATGCAAACCTTCCTCGCCCCACTACTGTCGAGGGGCAACCCCCCGCTCCCGAGCTGTCCTCAGAAGGACAACCGCCTCCGAAGGGAGGTCGTTCACGCCGGCGTCGCCGCACCCAGCGCCGTTCGACACGCCGCCTGCTCCGCCTTCTTTCGCGTCGCTCCCGTTCCGTACGCAAGATGCGTGCCTGAGGCATCGCAGACGGCGACGCGGATTTCTCCCTGCTTGGGGTCGTTCGACAGCATGACATACGTCGGTGTGCAGCCCATGACCTTCTGACAGTGCTTCTGGAAGAGATCCTTGTAGTTCGTGGCGGACGTCACGACTTCCTCAATCTCCAGATGGGCTTCGAGCACCGCGAGCACGAAGGCATAGACGATGTGGAACCGATGCCCGCAGTCTGTCCACAGGGCCCCGATGAACGCTTCAAAGATATCGCCGAGCTTCTTCGTATTGTTCCGCCCATCAATCGCGGTCGACTCCTCATTGTGTCGACTGATCACGTAGAACTTGTTCAGCCCAATCTCCTTGGAGAGCACGCCAATGCGCTCGTTGTTGACGAGCTCCTTGCGCGCATCCGTCAAGAAGCCCTGCTTCCGCTCTGGATACTTCCGGCGCAGATACGTGGCCACACAGACGCCGAGCACAGAGTCTCCTTCGAACTCCAGACACTCATACGACTCATCTTGGAGGGGCAGACTCCCGGATGGACACGGCGCGAGTTGCGCAGGACGTCCGTCGGGTGTGGTATACTCCGTGCGACGCACATAGGTCGTGTGGACCATCGCTGTCTGGAACAGCGCGGGCCTCTGGACCCGATAGTGGGGCAGACCATAGGTGTGCAGGATCCGATGAATGTCCTTCTCAGTGAACCAGCGATTATTGGGGTTGTACGGGCAATAGGTGTCCATTGTCTATCTCCTCGCTTGTCGTGCGAAGGTCGGTTTTCACGCAAAAAATTGTGTGTCAGTATACCATACTCTCGAATTGATGGTGAAGCCCATGATGCTGCTGGCGAGTCGTGCTGTCGAGGTGAATCGCTCGGTGGTTGTCCACCTGACGCGTCTTCAATACGGATTTTTGCCTGAGCGGAGTCTCGCTCAGACACAGGAGATCTTAGACCAACTCCAAGATCTTGTGAGACAAATGAATCAGTCTCTTCACTCTCCTTCCAAGTTTCCTCCTCCTGCCGTTCCTCTTAAGTAGTCGTCTCGTCCTCGCTGAAGGGCTTCAGATCAAACGAGTAGTCCACTGTCTCGAGCTTTCGCTCATGACGGCGGATGATCTCCCGCATGACATCCTCGCCGTGCTCGGGCAGGATGTCTCGCAGGTACTCCTCCAACTGCTTCTTCGACAGCGTCCACCCCTTCTTCCATTCACCAGGCTTCTTCACGAGGAAGACGAACTTGGACTGATTGAGGGCGATCTTCTGGGGGAGGTCCTCGGACTTCCGCTCATTGTAGACCGCTGCAAGGTCGAGCTCGACGGACTGACGCTCCTCGCGCAGTTCGCGGGCCTTTCCGTTCAGGTCATTCAGACGCTTGGTGATATCAACGTAGCGACGCAGGGGGGAAGCAAGAGACTCCATTGAGAGGTTCTGGCTCAAACGGAAAGTATCCGTTTTTGAATAAGGACATGTCGTGGCTCGACGAGGATCAAATCAAACGCCTCAAGGAGGTGTATGCCAAGGAACATCCGCGTGAACCCCCGATTGGAGGGACGTCCTCAGAGGAGATCTGGGACGAGCTTCAGCGTCGCATGTGGGCGCATTGCAAGACGGGGCAGGCGGAGTGCATCATGACCTCGCTGATGCGTCGCCCCAAGGCTCCCAAGGAGTGGAGCCTCAATCGCTATGAATGGCTCAGCTCGGATGACATCGACGCAGCGGAGAAGAAGCTCTTCGTCACGATGGTCCCCGACTACTTCTATGTCGGATCCGTCCCCATCGACTTTGACCTTCAGACCGAAACGAGCAAGTGCCTCGTGTCGACGCTCTGCGAAATGAAGCTCCCCGAACTCGCTGCAAAGGGGAAACATCGCATCGGCATCGTCATCAATACCGATCCCCACGATGGCCCGGGTCAGCACTGGGTTGCGGTCTTCTGCGACATCCGCCCCGAGCTCGAGTTTCCTCGCATGACCTACTTCGATTCGTATGCCCAGCAACCCGAGCCCGAGATCCGCACGCTGATGAAG